ATCAACAACGACGATATCAAAGAAGTCGTCGTATCGTTTTGCAGTCTGCAGGTTTGCACAGACTACCTCAGTGAGTTGCATTATTGAAGCCATCAGTCAAAGATTGTATAAACAACAGAAATCTCCAGTTGATTGTCACCAGTAACAGCAGCAGCTCCAGTGGTGATACGACCATACAAGGTGCGGGCGTCACTCAACAACGCGCCAGTACCGTTTGTTACGCCAGGCGTAGCTGCACCACCACCAGCGACGGTGAAGGAAAAGACGTTACCTGCAGAAACAGTCAATGCATCACTACCGTCAAGAATACCGTTCGCGACAGCACCGACAATTTGTCCCCCCGCATGGTCAGTGGCAGTGCCCAGATTGAAGCCCACATCGACTGCTGATGCTACCGTGATACCCCCTAGGACACGCACGAAGACCTTATCGATAATACTATTGGCAGGCTGATCAATCTCAAAATTAGTGTTGGTGCTTTGCGCACAAGCATCAGAGATGATGATCTTGTTGGAGACAACCACTGGCCCAGGGAATGTGTGTGAAAATTTAGCCATAATCGTTTGTGATTATGAAGCTTGGGGAGGAGCCGAAACCCCTCCCCTCACTCCAAATGATTATCCCTTGATTGCAACGTGCTGGTTAGCAGCACGAACCACGAGGTTACACTCCGAACGGTAGTGGAAGACCGCCTGGTCGCGACCTGCATCACCGTTGTTGTTGTACCCCAACACGCCACCACCAGTCACCCAGTGCTCCATCTGACGGCTGTAGCCGTTGGCCTCCTTGTAGTACATGGCCAAGGACGGAGCCTTATTACCAGTACGCGGGTCAGCCACGTTGGCCAGCGGGACCATAGCCCCCTGGTACACCGTGCTGGCGCCGAGGAGGGTGGGGTCGTTCAGCAGCTTCCAATCGTGCTTGTGGAAGGTGTATCCACCACGCGTGAAGCTCTTGAAGCCAAGCTGTACAGCCATGTCAGCGTTGTTCTGGAACGCACCGAACTGACCAGGCAGACCTGCCGTGACGCTCGTAGCGATACCAGAAGCCAACATATCATCGATGGCCAAGTCTTGCTTCCGATTCAAGTACATGGCGTACTCTGCAGGAGCGCCGACCTTATCGAGCTCAAGGATGATGTCATCGATCTCAGCAAAGCTGTCGATCGGGTTAGCGTTGGCGCCAGAAACATTGATACCCAAAGTCTCCACTTGCGAGAAGTATCCGTCAGATCCAGCCAGGTCGTCCGTGAGATCCGTGCCACCCGCACTAGTGATGTATTGCTCACCGAAGAGGAGCATCATCTCGCGCTGGTCCTCGAAACGCTTCCGAGCCTCCTGCTCTGCGTACATAAACCAACGGTACTCACCACCGCCGAGGTTGACCCAGCCGATGTTGGTAGCCTGTGAGCCACTCACCTCGTGACGACCCTTGACGATCATGAACGGGTTGCTCCGCTTGTGAACGTCAGTTTCGTTGTAGGCACCAGGCTGCTCAGAACCTTGGGCGTACATATTGCCCAGCTTGATGAAGCTACCGTTACTACTGACATCAATGTCGGCTGCCGCGAACGTGCCACCGTCAAGCGGAACGAGGATAACGGGAGACACAGCAGTGCCCGTACCGAAACCGCCAGACTGAACGATGAAGCGGGAGCCCGTATCGACTTCCATCAGCACGTCGTTAAGCTGGACGTTGTTCACGATATCGGTGTCCGTGCAGGTCACACTCACGCCAGCACCCGTATCAGAAGTGTTAGCAAGCGTGTAGTTCAAGACCCTGTGACGACGACCCACCTCGTACCAGTCGACCTGGTCTGAGGTTCCGCCGCTTTGTACGGCGCCCGTCAGCTCCAGGAATCCTGTGATGCCTTGGTTGCCGTAAGTCTCGACAAGCTCAGGCATGACGAAGTCCTTCGTCGTCTTGATCAGGGTGTCGAGAGTCGTGTATGTTTCAGGATTAGCACGAAAGTCGAGCGCAGCCTGGTTTTGGGTTGAAACGCCATTTGTAATAGCGCCTGTAGTTGTTGCCATCTTTTCTTATTGTTAGATGTTGAATGTCATTGTGGAACGATTTCCACGAAGAATATCCCTGACCTGTTCGCCCAGGGGGTTTGTGTTTTGAGTGCCAGAGACGTCATCAGGCGCCTTGGCTTGAACGTTAGCTGCATTCTGCACCACTCCGCGCTGACCATCGCTCATGCCCTGCCGATAGGCAGACTGCACGATCTTATCGATGTTGTCAATCACTGTGCGGTGAGAGGACAGCATGTCGAAATCCCAGCTCCCATCTTCACGGACGTATGGATCAAAGAAGTTTTCGAGGTTGGCGTTCTTGTACGCCAGTTGCTTCTTGTACTCCTGGTCCATTCCGAAGGTGAACGTCTTGTCGTTACCGAGATCAAACTCGATACCTTCCATAGCGTCCAGGTTATACGCCATCTCACGAACCCAGTTCTGGTCAATCAGCGGTTCGGCTTCTGCCTGCTGAGGGGCCTCTGTGGGTTTAGGGGCGACGTAATTGGAACGCATACGGTCGATACTCTCACGAGCAGACGTTGCATCCATCTTCAATTGAAGCTGAGCCATACGCTTCTGGTCATCCGTAGCATCGGCGCCAGGAGCATACTTGCTCTTGATGAGTAGTCCCAGTTCCTCCCCGTTCAGGTTCGGATGCTCTGACGCCATATGGACACGTACCGCCGTGATATCGTCCATCTCGGACGGGTTAAGCGACTGATACCTGAACCAATCTTGCGCAGACCTACCTGTGTCCTGCATAAACTTGGAGATCACTTGCAGCCCCTCATCAAGCTGCGGTTGCGACAGTTCCTCGAATGACTGAATCGGTCTCCCCAGCTTCTCGCTGAGGTATGAGATTACAGCACCATCAACATCCTGTTGCGAATACCGACCCACTTGTGGCTCAGGCTGAAACCTGCGATCATCAAATGGTTCTGTGGTTTGAGGCTCAGTAAAAGCCTCTGGCTCAACAGCCGTCGTCTCCTCCTGCTCTGCAAAATCTCTTTGCATACTAGCAGCCAAAGCTTCAGGGCTATCAAAAATTTCAAAGGGGGCCTTCTGCTCTTGAGCAGGAGCCACCTCCACAGGGGCTTCCTGAATCGTAGGCTCCTGAGTCGGAGCTTCCTGTACGGGTGCCTCTGTTACCGCTTCTTGTGCGGGGGCCTGCTCGACGACAGGCTCTTGTACTTGTGCTTCTTCCATTTTATTTAATTATATATCAATAGTATGCCAGCAGGCCAGCCCCCACCACTGAGGTAAAGCTGCCGTACAGAGTGCCGCCAGGCTGAACCGCAATGGTCTGACTAGTAGCCACGTCTTTGTAGACAGTACTTTGGAACGTCTTCATGCGACCAATGACTGCCGCATCGATGGCGGCGTCGGTAGGATTGTGAAGGGCGTAAGTAGTATGATCCGTATAAGCATTGCTGCCTGACAGGATCACCATGTTGTTAGGAAAGGCTGAACTAGGATGTGCCATTAGCTGAGTCTTACTGCGGAGCTATCCAATCCGAATACTCCATAATCAATCAATTGATCCACCTTAGTCCCGTAGGCTTTTAGGCTGGTGTCGTTTTTTGCAGGAAAGAATGCAAACTCACCGCCAGCCAGCTTCATGATTACAGGGTCATCCGCTGCTGTATCCGCATAGACATAGATGTAGTCCTCTTTCTCTACCGCCAGGTTCTGAATGAAAACGTATGCTACTTCGAGCTTATCACTAGGTTTATTGATAACCGTAGCATCAGCCCCCGCTGAGGTGCCGAGTACTTTACTGCGGATCAAACTCCCTGAATCCGCCAACACATTCGCTGACGCATTCAAAGACAGAGGTGAGCTCATCACCCCAGGGCTCTGCAGTGTTAGATTAGCTCGAATGTTCGCCATTAGGCTTCGAAGATCAGTGCGTACTCAACCGTCAGAGATGTCGCAACACTGGGGGTATACACGATGTCTGCATCAGTCGTAGTAGTATCCGCATTCCAGGGGATGAATAGCCAGTCACCTGCATACAAGCGACCGATCTCCGTCCCTCCAATTTTCACCTGAACATACTCCGTGGCCACGGTGCTGGTGTTCTTGATGTACACCTTATGATTTTTATCGTCCGTGTAGTCTGCTGCTGCAAACAAGGTGACATCAGACGTAGCCAAAGTTGTCTTACGACCGACACCAGTAGTCTGATCCAGACCAGTGGTTGTTCCAGCCTTGGTCAGCGTGCTCGTCGTAGACAGAGCCAACGCATCACCAGTCAGGTCGGAGCTGGAGAGAGTTACTGTTGCAGTTGTCGTAGGCATTTTTCTGTTAGTATTTGCCTACAAATATAATACTAAATCTATTTGCGCTTTTTCTTTGCTTTGCTCTTAGCGCCAGCAGCAATCTTAGCTGCTTCTTTTTTACCAAAGGCAGACTTAACTCTAGCCATAGCCCAAGCATGTTGTGATGTCTTGGGTCTGTTTCCGCTGCTCATATATGCAGCCAAGCCTCTGCGATAAACTTCTTTCTGGGCAGCAGACAGCCCAGCCATACCCCCCTTCTTCGTCTTACCTCCTTTCTTGTAAACCTTCATAGCTTATCCCGTCTCTTCATCAACTCTTTCAGACGCTTTGCTACAGCAGGGGGGAACCCCTTCTTCTTTCGCTTATCCTTTGTGCCACGATGCTTCTCGTAAATCGCCGAGATCTCACTCATCAGCCGCTTACGCTCCCCTACGTTTTTACTTCCTTTCGTGTACTTAGGGTTGAACTTCTTCACCTTAGCCATGACTGACTAGTTTAAACTTGGCCTTGGCTTCCGCACCTGGGTGTGGCTTGTAATCCCCCTTCATTAGGAAGTACCTTCCATTCTCCTGCATCCAGTGATGTCCAGCAGGTGGATCTACAGCCACAGTCTTCTGTGAGACCTTTAGCTTTCCGTTCTTGTTCTTCTTGACGGCATTCACTGCATCTGATTCTTTGCAAGCAGCATTTTGATCTCCTGGATTTCTGTCAGAAGCGTATCAATCTTGCTTTTGAACTCACCGTTGTCCATCTCCAGGACCTTAACGCGCGACTTGAGGGTGGTAAAATCTGACTGAAACTTGAGCCACATTCCTACCAGTCCCCCCGCTACTGTAAGAAGTTCGAATTGTGTAAGGTCCATTACCACTTGACTTTATCGGCCCAGTATGCTGCACTCATCTTACCCTTCTTGATGTTCCGCGCATGACGGGCTTTGAAGGATGCACGCTGCTTGGCGTTCTGATTTGTCTTGGCTCCCTGCTCCCCAAAGCGAATCAGCTTTACCTTATTGCCTTCTTTAGCCAACACGATGTGCGACTTCTTCGGGTGTTTAGGTGTGCGCTTAGCTTTGTTTACACCCGATAAACCGTGCTTCTTGAGTAGGTTTTTTACTCTAGTAGATGTAGGAGAGCTTGCCATTATGCAAATATAATTCCTACGGCTTTATGCCATACTCGCCCTCAGTCAAGGTGTACGTCTTGGTTCCCCCAGTGTCCTGACACAGATAGGTCATGCTAAAAGTCTCTCCTGCTGGGACCTCTAGCGTTTCATATGAACCCACATAAGTACCATCAACCTGCAGGCATTCTTCGTATGTCTGCTCAATAAACCCCCACTCCATGTTTGGACAATTAGCGTCAGTCCATGTTGACTCAAGATCCTGCTCCGACGCGATCACTGCTGTTCTGGTAGCCATTATGTTGCTGCTGTTGCGATTGTTACCACCTCGCCTAAACTACCGTTTTGTTCTTTGTATGCGACAAGTATGTGGTTAATACCGACGGTAATATCATTTCCCTGAAGAAGAGTGTTTATCGACTCCCAAGTGTTGTCTGTTGTCGGTGATTTGCTGCTGGTGTTTGCTGCAAAAGAGTTTATTCCTATAGTATTTCCATGATTTGCATACCAAGCCCCGTTCTTCTTTGCAAAAAGAATCTGTATTCCTGTGTTCGACGATGTTTCGTGGGATAATATTTCTTCGTAATCAGTGTCAGTTCCGCACTGACGATACGTTCTGTCTGCTGTTGTAGGCCCGATATTGTATTGGAAAACTGAACCTCTCGACCCATGAAGAGAACCATCGGTCTTAATACAAAAGCCTTGGTGCCTCGCCTTAGCATAAGGTATATCCCAGTCAGTGTCAGTACCTGCTTGTACTGGATACAAAGAATCTGTTGTATTGCCTTGACCTAAGTGACCATCATTGGCATCGCCAAAAGCAAAGAGCTTTCCGCTTGTTGTGACAACCATAGTTGATTGATAGCCTGCGCTAATCTTCTCTATTGTTTCGGTCCAGTCTGTACTCGCACCAGATTTCACTCTCGTAAAAGGCTTTGTGCTACCAGCGGTAGTTCCTACTCCTGTCTTCCCCCAATAGTTAATTCCGCATGAATACAAATATTCAGACCCCGTTCCTCCTTTGATTGCTATGGTAACAGCAGGGAAAGTTGGGAAGCAATCAATGTCTATCCAGTCGGTGTCACTGCCGAACTGAGACCACCCGTAGTTTGTGGAGGTTGTGCTACCAGTTCCTGTATCTCCGCTATCGGCAAACTGGCTAATCCTTCCGCACCACCATAGCTCACCGTTGGTTTTAATAGCCCAGCATCCATTGTCGTGGGGCGCGAACTTACTTACGCCCGTTAAACATTGTACAAGCTGATGTTCATCGCTGGAAACAGACCTTCCAAGGCTAGTGTTTTGTGACCACCCAGAAGAATATAGGTTTCCAGAACTGTCAAGAGCAAAAGTGTGGTAATTACCATCTTTTATTCTTACGATGTCCGTTCTAGTAGAAATCTGCGCCTTGTACAAGCCAACTGCAGAGTCTCCAAAAAACTCCTGAGCGTCAGGCATTCTACTATTGAATCCACCCCCCTCAAAATAAAGAACCCCTGTACTCGACTCTGATACCCCGCCGCCGCCGCCTGAGGCTACCGTTTGTCCACTAATCTTTGCAATATCGGCCATGGTTATACCACTGTATTTTGCTATGTCTGGCATTACGCAATCTCAATGTAGTCCTGCGCTGGGTCAATGTAGATGTAGTTGCTACCGAGAGCATACCCGATAATCCGCACGAAGTCACCCGTTGCTGACGGAGCCGTAGCCGTGATCTCCCCCTCAGTCGTGCTTATATAAAGGATCTGACCCGCCGTGAATCCACTATACGCTGTGCTGGCACGTATGCCTCGAACTAAAAGCCCGTCTGTGGCTGAGGATGTACCCAACGCCACACCGAACAATCCATACGTCTTCGTCTCTATATCCGCGTCTACCGCAGTCCATCCCGAAGATGTATACACATAGCTCTTGCCAGTACTCAATGTGTCGCTCCCGAACTTGACCACATGCCCTTCGTAGGAACCATTGCCGTAGGCAGTGCTGCGGGTTATGACTTCGAGGATCTGACCATCCAGCTCATTCCCGCCGCTAGGCGTGCTAAAAGAAACCGAACCAAGACCATCCGTGGTAAGAACTTGACCGCTGGTTCCGTCCGAAGTGGGAAGCGTGTAGGCATTGGAAATCTTAGTTACGCCTGTGTTTGCGTTTACCGCAAATACCTCAACCCCAGATCCATTTAACAGTTCATACCTCGCGGCTGTCAGATTAAAGTACAGTCCATAATTGGTAGCCCCTGCTCCTGTGTGGTACCTAAAGACATATACGTTGCCAGTGACCAGCAGCTCTGCAGAGTTGGTGAACATGTCCAAGTCCGCTGCCAACTGAGGCGTTGTATCCAATACAATATCGGTCCCACCATTGGCTCCTGTTGGGCCCGTCGGACCAGTGGGGCCTGTTGCACCGTCAGTACCATTGGTTCCATTAGTACCCGCTGCACCCGTCGGACCCGTGGGGCCAGTAGGGCCTGTAGCTCCGTCTACTCCGTTCGTTCCATTGGTGCCAGCAGGACCAGTGGGGCCTGTAGCGCCAGTCGGACCCGTCGGGCCTGTGGCTCCGTCTACTCCATTAGTACCGTTGGTGCCAGCTGCACCTGTCGGGCCCGTTGGGCCTGTTGCCCCTGTTGCCCCTGTGAGTCCAGTAGAGCCCGCCGCGCCAGTCGGACCAGTAGGGCCCGTAGGTCCAGTGGCTCCATCCGACCCGTTAGTTCCTGCCGCACCCGTCGGGCCTGTAGGACCAGTAGCACCTGTGGGGCCCGTGGGGCCTGTAGCACCAGTATCGCCTTTGCGCCCTGTGTTAGCTACAGATACTGATCCAGTTGTAGGTACTGTAACCGTAACTGACGTACCACCAGAAACTGTAATCTCTGTAGCCATTAGATACTTTTTGAGACGTCGTCATTAATGACAAACCTGCCCTCAAGAATGGTCCTTTGCGTATCCCCTACACTGTACTGAAAGTCATACTTGTATCTACCAGGGCGAACTTTCCTCATGTCCTGAGCAGACAGAAAGACTGTGACATTTCCTAAGTCATCCTTATTGAGGAAGCTGAAGTTCACAGGGCCCTTTACGCCCTGCTCTGTGCTACCAATAAAAATACCATCGGTGATGGAGTTGTCGTCGTCACTTTCGCCTCCGCCTCCGCTACTACTAGAAGTGACAGCCCGAAGAATTGGGTCGATCCGCTGAGTAGGGCTGTCCCTAGTGCTTCGAACCTGCATTAAAAAAGTGTAGTCATCTGTCAATAGAGGCAGGGCGTCGCCGCTGCTATCCTTTAGAGTCAGATTCAATTCGAAAGTATCTCCGCGTCGGCAAGTAATATCTAGCCTATCAGTTATGTCGAGATTAATCTTAGACATCCTTATACCATATTGCTAAAGTCAAATCCTGAGGGCTGCTCCTCTAGTTCTGGGCGCTTTCCCTGGCGCTGGCTGATCAGCTTGCTTTGCTCAACAGCCTGCTTCTTCACGCGCTCGTCCTTGCGGTCATCCTTCTGCGTCTCAACCGCCTTCCTGCTCTGCACCTCTCCTTGCATAGTAGCGGCTTGAACTTGCAGTTTCATCTGCATAATCTCCTTTTCGAACTGATGCTTGATCTTAGCTAGTTCTAGATCAGCCATAGCTTTAGCCTGGATCACCTGGACGTCAGCTTGGGTCTGTGTAGCAATCTCTTGCTGACGACCTTGCATCTTGATAGCCTCTGCCTGCTGAGCCTGCTGAGCCTGCATCTGCTGCATCTGCATCTGCTGATCCTGTTGCTTTTTCATTCGCTTAGACCTGCGAATAATAAGTAGCCGTTCAGCCTGGTTGATGTCTTTTAGGTTTCGGATAGCCATTGCATCCTCAAGGTCTATTTCTTTTTGAGCTAGAGACATCTGAATGTTCTGCTCTAGGTATGCCTTGTCTTTATCCTCCATGTCCTTCATCACCTTCACCCCAAAATTGTACATTGGTAGGTCCGCGAAAGTGGCTAAGACATTCATGTTGCTATCCCCAATAGCATTTCGGTAGGCCGTATGAATGGCTGATTCTTGCGGCAGGATCTGAAGACACTTAACTACATCCTCACAAACCTTGCGATAAAGCACCATGGCGGCATTGGTGATGTCGTATGTAGCGTTATTGCTGGCAGCGATAGCTTGCTGCTGGACACCAACCAGCGTATCCCCCTTCGGAGTTGACGCATCAGCCATTTCATTGATACCCGTGGTATCGCGAATCATGCGCAGATAGTGGTTGTACAGCGCAATGAGCTCGTTAATATTACGGATGCTGTTGCCTATCTCTCGTACTGGCGGATTCTGGAAGCCACCCTCAGGGTTCTTACTTCGGTAGTAAAAGACCCCCGTCTGTTCGTAGATATCATGGAGATCCAAAGGTTGAAGCTCTCCGCCTTTACCAAGCTGAACATTCTCCAGACCTTCAATATCAATAACCAGGCCGTCTGGTTTCGCTTTGGCAATGGCTTGCTGAAGTTTCAAGTGTGTAAGCTGCAGCATATCCGCAAACCCCACACACCCGTCAACCATAGACTTAGGCATATTAGCCACCATATTCGTCGACACCACAGAATACGACATCCGCGCCCTGGTGACATCATGCATGTTCTTTGGCGTGTTGTACTGCTTACCATAATTAATCAGATGATCTGTACCTAGAATGTACATACCCTGGTAGATACACTCAACATCCATAGAGTGGGGGGTGCGATCGTAAACGCTACCTTTCTTCTCTTTATATGCAAAGCCCTCGTAGAAGAAGTTTGTATTCCCATACTGATTCTCCTTCTCCTCGAAGTACATCGTGTCTACTGTCTTGAACTCAAACTCCAACACTTCAATAACATGGCCGCTGAAGTTCTGCTTCTGTAATCCACTGGTACTGTATGGGTGGTCAGGGTATTTGCTGGAGCTAGAACGCCGAGACTTTTTAAGCAGGTCTTTTAACTGCTGCTCGGTCATCTGATCCCCCGCCAAACGCTTCAGCTCAGCTAGAGTGATTTCCCGTACATGCCCCATGTACACAACATCATCAAAATTGGGATCTTGCGTATACCCATGAACAAAATGTACTGGGTCTACATAGTCGAGCTTGATACCGTAGCTAGGGTCATTACTCCGTTTCACTACAGCCATACCGCAACTAGTCAAGTCATTGACGCAACGCCGATAAACCCCCTCACTAAAATCGTTCCACTGCAAGGTCATTTCCGTTGCAACCTGCGCCGCTATCTCTGCATCTGTTTTGATGTTAGTGGCCATAAAAATTTCGGCCTCTTCAGTCGTCTCAGGTATTTGCTCCGCAGGTTCATCTAGAACGGGCTGCCCCATGCGCTGCTCCAGCTCCATAAACATGGGGCGCATAGCCACCTTGTTCTGCATGATATTCTTCTGCAGATTCTTTTCGCTAGAAGACAAAGGGTCTACTGCCTCTAGGTTCGGATACATATTCCTACCTAGAATCTTGTTGACCACAACACGAACAAACTTGGGTAGAACAGGGACTGGGGTGTAGTCCAAATTCATCAAGGATCCCTCCCCGTTGTTTGGATCCGTAGTGTTTAGCAACTGCTTATAGATAGCAGTGTCCTGGGTTCCATTCGCATAATCCCTGTTGCGAGCAAAGATATTCTTCCTACCCCCGAAAGTAGAAGTATTGTCCTGAGTGTTACCCCATTGCGCTTCGATTGCCTTAGCGTACTTCAGCCCATATTCTTTGGAAAGCTTCTCCTCTTGCGGCGCCAGTGGATCTGGGAAACCACCTGGATCACCTGACTTATTGTTGTACATGTAGGGATTACGTTATCACCCACAAATATAACTAAATCATCCGCGCACCTTATAACGCCTAAAAAAGCGCTTCTCGTCAAATTTAGAGTCTTGTTTTTTCTGCTTGACTTTTTGTGCCGCTAATAATGCTAAGCCAGAGCTAATGGTAAGGTCGAATCGCGTCCTGTTATTGATGTCGTAGCCAATCCAGTCCTCCAGGGTTTTATTGAAATACATTGCCCCCATCTCCCCAGTCTCTCTATTAACGCCAACATGGTTGTGGATGTAGGCCTCGATAGCCTGGGCGTGGGACTGTATTACATCTTGAGAATTAGACGGGATACCCTTCGTCTTTACCTTGATGTTTGTGTTGGGGGCAGATAGGTGCTTAGGCCTATCCAAAAGATACCCATCATATCCACGTTGCTCAAAGTACCGCGCAATACCATACTTGTTGTTCTCTATCAGTATCGGGTATCCGTAGAAGACTGCGGCCATAAGTACGTCTTCATAAAAGATCGAAGCCAGCGGAGGACGGGAAGCGTACTCCAACACAAACATATTAGCAGGAGCATCCATGCTAAACTTATTGTATAAGTGCAATGCTCCTTTAGATCCTCTGCCGTCAACAGTGGCGTCAAGATCATAACTATCCACGCCGCCACAACCAAGATGTGTATTAGGCGCCACCCTTTTGTTTCTTTCATATACTTTCAGATTACGCTGCCCAGACTCTGGCATCCACGCCACCTTAAACCTACCCTTAGGGTCTGGAGTGAACACAACCTCAGTATCCTTTACACCACCTTTCCATGTGAAGCTACCCGTCACCACAGGGTTTGGGAATAGATCATCGTTGTGTTCTATCTGCTCATAGATCTGGCCGATATTAAACAGACTAGCCTCAATGCTATCCCTAAAAGCTTCGTCTGTAGTAAATGGGAACTGCCTTATGATCTCATTCAGCTCACTAGGATCATCGCGCAAACTATCCCTCTCGTTCTTCAAGAAGGTCTTCGCCCCCATGTGTATCCACTCCCCATCAATACCTTCAACTGGCTCCTTTGGGTCGTCCACTACGGGGTGCCCGTACAGATCAAAGAACCCCTCTAGAGAGTCGTGGGCTGGGATGAACAGCCGATACAACCCAGACCTAGTCCTCCCATTCTTGTTCCGCTCCTGAGGATCCGAGTCCGCCCATAAATCTTTGTACTCGCTTCCGCCTTTCCCCATTGGATTCACGGTGCTTCCGACCATGGCCTTGCCTACGACCTTCCGACCAACGATCAAACATGTCCGCTGGATCCTCCAGGCCTCTCTTATGTCTGTTGGTTTTTCCCATTTGCCTGCCTCATCTAAGTATAGCAGGTGAAGTTTCTCCCCGTCGTATGCGTTGTTTGTGGTGTTCTTCCAATTGATCACCGTATTCAAGGCGTCACCAACCTGTGCTGTTTTGTTTTTCTTCGTGATCTTCTTCGATGGTTCTCGGAACGCCAACTCCATACGGGGATTCGTTGTACCATCCTGAATAGGCTTGAAGAAGAATGGGTACTTGCGGAACATGTTGACCACCTTCTTCATGAAGATGTTCTCTTGAGCGTCCTTACCCGTCTTACTCTGAATGCCTATCAGCTTGTCCTTGACCTGCGTAGCTTCATCTACGATGACAGAAGAGCATATGTTGGTGTATCCTGATCTACGGCATTTGGTATATAGCTGTCCGATACAACGAGGGTCCGCCTCACACGCAGCCAAATGTAAGAAAATATCTCTCTGGAAATCAAGGTAGTAAGGGGCACCGATGTCCAGCTGCCCCCACTGCAGCATCATATAGTGACGACCCGTGATGTATGTAGCATCACCTCGATTATAAAACCAAACGCCCTCACGCCTACGCCGAAACTCCTCCTCGATGTATGGACGAAACTTTTCTCTGAACTCCCTCGGCATCTCCGCCCACTCATCCATAGAACGTATACGCGATAACTCCTTGGGAAGATCAACGCGCCGCCAATGCTGATCAGCAATGGGAAGACCATGGAAGAGGATGTCTCGGACCTTAGGCGCCTTGGGTAAGACAATGACAATCCCACCGACCTCGATGTGGTCGCCCAGCGTACCGTTGGCACAAATCGCCACGCCCTGTTCATCATATCCCTCTACCTTAACTAGCATTAACCAAAATGCCCGTCTAAATATAGGTCCAAGCTTGGGTGACGGTGGCGGATTACCTCTCTGCTTAGATACCGTGGATAGGCAGCGACCTCCATATACGATGAATAGCTGTGTATGTTGACGCCGTTTTTTACGTCAATACAATCCTCCTCGTCGAAGCTGACGTTCTCAATAATGTCCTCCCCCCACTTATCTACCATGGCATCGATAACCTTACCATCGAAATTAAACGTCTGATCAGAATCATAAATCGTGAGGGGATTCACTGAGTGTCTCAAACTGTGGGTCAAGAAGAACTGGCCAGAGCTAATCAGATAGTGATTCCTTGGTGTGAATACGCAGGTGTCTTCTTCGCCTGGCATGGCGCTCATGATAACACAGTTCTTGGTGCCAAAGGTCGCCACCTTCTTACCCTCTAAAACCCCAGCGCACTCCACTAGATAACCTGCCCCATGCACATTGTTACTCCCCCACCAAGCAATGTAGTCGCACCCCATCTGGATGGCACGTAGCCACGCATAGGAGAACTTGTTGGATACAGGGTCATTAGCAAACATCTCGTGCTGGATACCGCGTGACGCACAGAATTGTGCTACATCGTAGCTTTCCCCTATAGCTAACCCTACAACATCGTGACCATCGTAACTGAAAAACTGCATCGCCCCCTGCATATCATCCAATGCCATCTTAGTCAATGCGGGGCGTCCGTGGTACACCATGAAGAAACAGACGCTCCTCATATTGGCTTGTTCTGTCTTTCAGAATCTACCTCTATAGCTATTGGGGTCTTTGGGCCTAGATACCCCCCAGTAGTATTGAATGAGATATACTCTAGCGCCTCCTCCTGACTCATCTCATCCCGCTTCATGCAGACCTCGACCATCCTGTCATGGTCATACACCGCAACAGGCTCAATGCCCACAGTGATACCTATAAGAGCGTCTTCGAATCCATCCCAGGTGATGCACTCATTGTCTTCCAGGGACATCATCAGTTTATCCCAACCTTTTGCTTGCCAACTCATTTTGAAAATCTTTCTGCAAAACCACCAGAGTAATCCTTATCCTCTGTCATGGTTCCGCTCAAAGTAAGATCTTTCATCATCTGCTCCAGCCGCTGTCTTTCAACAAGAAGTTCTTTACAATCTATAGCCGTCTGCTTAATAGACTGAAGCTCAGCCTTTCTAGCGCTACCATTGATCTCCTTGTCTACAGGCTTTTTGATTTCCTCAATCATATTGTTGATAGCTACCTCCATAGAAGCCATCAACCGACGAGCAGCATCAATCGTGGTGAATTGCTTTCTGGACATACAGTAAGTCTTCGGTTCGTACTCGGTACATCGTCTCGTCGTTGACCTTAAAATCGTAACGCAGCTTGCTAGGGAAAACAACCACATCACCCTCTTCAATCCCCAGGTCCTTGTGCATATACGTTCGATACGCAAGAACTCCACGATCTGGATCAGCATCCTTTAGTCGCACCTCTGTCCACAGCTGCGTGCGATCCACTATCTCCTCCTGGTGTGGGCGAA